TAATTATTATTAATGTAACTGAAAAAGCCTATGAATCCGTTACTTTGGGAGAACCAGGCACAGGAGTGCTAGAGGTTCAAAAAGTAGCGATAGAGAGCATTTGGGAATTTTCGGAGATGTCTAATAAACTGAATGCCTACAAGGTATGTCCGTGATGACATTTTCCAGCTAACCACAGCAACCCTTTTTCCTGCTTCGGTGGAGAATTTTTTAGCTAGTTCGCCAGCTTCTTGTTTCCGTGTTTCAACCGCTTCTTGAATTTGACTTTTGTAGATTGCCATTTGATTTGTCCTTTGCTTTTGCGTGTTTCAATAATCTAAATATAGTAGACTTACGGCTATATGTCAAGCGTTTTTATAAAATATTTTTTAGATTGACTGAACTCCTTGCATAGCAAGGGGTTCAGTCTTTTGGTTAATCCTCAAATTTTGCCTTGAGAGCCAGCATAGCCTTTTTCTTCTTATGCCTTAAATAAGATTCGGCATCGGTCAATTTCCTGCCTGGAAAAATAGACGGCCTACCCATAGGCTTAGGATCAGAAGATTTTTTGGGATGGATTCTCGGTCTTCCCACGGGCTTAGGATCGGAGGTTTGGGACGCTCCGCAGGGGGTACAGCGCCACTTTTGCCGACCATCAGCAAGCACCCCGTTCTTTTTCATCCTATGCCCACACTTCGGACATGGCGGGTTTTTTTTATCGCTCATTGATTGATCCTTGATGTTTACTTAATACAATTGCAGCCGGATAAATTGCCATGTAATCGTTTTCACCTAAGCTGATTTTCTGTTGCTCAACTAAAGTAAAAATTGCAAACCAGAATACTTTTTCAGTTAGTCCTAAATCTTTCTGAGCTTTGGAGGGATAGATAAATACTGCCCTCTTTCCTAGGAATTGAGGGGCTAACCATTTTTCCACAATAGCAATCGCATTCTCTAATTCTTGATTGATCATAATTAATCAACTTAAAACTATTGTTTTATTATATAATATAAGTAGTTTTTAAAAATGAAAATATGGCGTTAGCTGAATCAATAAACGTTAGGGTTGAAAATAATTTAACCACACTTTTGAATCCGACTCAGGATTATATGATCATTGGGGGTGTGGCTTCTAATCTTCTATCAACGGACGGCTATTTAACCATTAGACCGTTTCTGTTTAATGCGAAGGTTGAACGGGGTAATCCGTGGCAATTGCAAACCAAAGTTTTTCTAAACTCAGGATCTAAAATGGATTGTCTAGTTTCAGATGTTCCTATTAATTTGATCTGGAATTCTGACGGGATTAATAATTGGGATTCTGACAATGTTGAGGGATGGAACTCCCCATCCCCTGGATATGGTTCGACTTTGCTAAACTTAACTATTGCGGAGATTTAATTAAATGACTTGGATGGGTTCAAAAGCCAATATTGCAGCTATCACAGCGTTAAACGTTGCGGAATTACAAGATGGAATAGTCTATTTTGCCTCAACAGAAAAAGCCTGGTTAGTATTAGAAAAGACTAATACAACAGCAACCGCAAATAACAAGAGTTGCTTTACCGCTAATGGTGGCGGTAGATGGTTTCTTTCGAGGGATTCTACTGTGGTGACGACTACGGTTCCCATAGGTGCAGCCGCCACCGGAACCCGTTGGATTTATCAAGAGGGTGTAAATAGCTACGATAGCGTTATCAGCTATCAATACAATGGCTCGGCATGGATTGAATTAGATGCCAGAGTTAGAACGGCTGCCGGAACCCCTGCGAGTCTTGCTAAAACCCCAAATTCCAATAGGGAATCATGGCTAAATACTACGACAGGGGTAATTTCTAATGCACTTAACGGGGCTTGGGTAGTGGAATCAGCATCCCCATCTCCTACCCCATCTCCTACACCCGCACCTGGAACCATTGGAATCAATCAAACATTGTCGGGTTATCTTGATTATGAAGTTGATGAATTTGGGGACGTTATTAAGAATTGGATTGAATACACTATCACGGGATTTGTTGTTAATCAACCGATAACAATAACTCTTGATACAACTGCTTCAGGAGATTTTGAGCCGTATCTAAAAGTAAATGAAGGAGTAAATGAAATTGGCTATGCTAGTGACGCAGACGGAGACCCTGAGAATGGCAATACCGATGGAATAACTGAGTTAACAATTACCCCGACTAACGCTGGTTTTATTTATACAATAATTGCAACCAGTTATTACAATAATGATAATAGCAATAATACCGAAACAGGGAATTTTGTATTGTCTACAGTTTCACCTTAATCAATAGAAAAATTAAAACAGGATAAAAGATTATGGCTTGGATGGGTTCAAAGGTTAATATCGCTGCAATCACAGCACTCAATGTCACGGATTATCAGGACGGCATTCTGTTTTTTGCCCTTACAGAAAAAGTCTGGTTAGTCTTAGAAAAGACTAATACAACAGCAACCGCAAATGGTCGAAGCTGTTTCACGGCTACAGGAGGCGGTAGATGGTTTCTGCCTAGAGATTCTGAGGTTGTTGCAAATACCACGCCCACAGGAGGTGCTGCAACGGGGACTAGGTGGTTATATCAGGAGAATAATGCTGCAAATAGCTACGACTCGGTTATTAGTTACATCTACAACGGCACAACATGGGTAGAAATAGACACAAGAATGAGACTCCACACCGGAACCCCCGCAAGCTTATCTAAAACTCCTAACTCGGATCGGGAGTCTTGGAAGGATACGTCAACGGGAATAGTTTATAACGCTTTCAATGGCGGTTGGGTGGCAGGAGGTGGCGCTAGTTGATGCAGTTTACCTGTGGAAGTTCTTTGCCATTGGATTTGACCCCGTTTGACGGGGTTGTGATCGGCTACCACTGGCAATGTTTCAATCAAGATGGCACGAAGAACTCTCTGAATTTCCCTAATAAAATCATCCGAGCGCAATTTCTTTACGGTCATAAACATCACAAACCCTGCCCATTTTCGGGTTGTGATTCAATTAAAGAATGGGTTGGTCAACGGGTTGCAAAATTTCCACGGATCACTGAGTGGGTGTTAGTAAATGAATGGACGGATGATTGTGGGGTTCCGTATCCCAACTATTCCCTTGATGATTTAAAGCGTTATTGTGAAGCTGCCTATACTGCTAATCCTAGCGCGCGAATAATTTTAGGAGATTTCAAACCACATCTTCTGAATAAATGGCGTGCGATCGCTAATATCTGCCACGAACTAGCTAAGGATTTTCCGGTAGAAGTTGGGATTCAAACTCACATCAAAAGCTATAACGCCCCCGTTATTTTGGCTCGTCTCCCTGAAGTAATTGGGATGTTTGGCGATATTCCGGTACATTTTATTGAGGCGAGTTTATGGTATAAGAACGAATTTGATAAACTCGCCTGTGATTTTTTATGGGGGGAGTTGGAAGCGATCGCAAATAATCACCAAGTTAAATCATTTTGTCAATGGTGGTTATGTTCTGAGGATGCGGAGGTTGGTCGGCGGATGCCAACTTTTGAGAATTTAAAACTATTCGTTAGTGAATGACAATCTATATATTTAATAATGGGATTAGCGCTGTATTTCCAAAAGAAGATTTTTGATATTGAATCCCGTAGTGGTCTATTGCAATCTGGAAAAAAAGCTCGTCCTGTTCGGGTTTTTTTTCGTCAGATATTGAAATATTGCCGTTTGCTATTTTTATAATTTTATAATATAACGGCTTTCTTGTTGTTGATATAACCATTAATATCGTATCGAGAGATATTGCAATATCCCGAAACTTAGGGACATCTAAATTCCAGTGTTGGTCTTCCGCAGCAATTTCCATTATTGTTATAATGCTCTGTGGTGAAATTACCGAGTCTTGTATCAAGACCGATTGCGCCAATAACTCCATAATTAAAATATCGTCAATATTTCGTCTGCGAAGGTAAAAAACAATAAAATTATTACTATTAGGAAACCTTGATATTCGACAACCGAGTAAATCCAAGTAACCAAGCGCGCTAACCTCGTCAGCGTTGATTAACTCAACTTCGCCACCCCATGTAATACTACTACCATTAACTGTTACGACCCTCCCCACCTTGGTTAATGTGATGATATTTAGCCCTGTATTATCAGCTAGTGTTACATCATAAGTAAGAAAACATTGATTATCAGATATCCGAGACGAGCCTATTGGGGTATAGTAATTCATCCCAGTATCTTTATCCCTTCCTGGTAGAAATTGCATAGAAGATACCGTGAAATCATTGGTTTCTGATATTTTTACTACCTGGACACATATCTGCATATTAAAATATAAAGAAAAGTGATAAAACACAATAATAGTGTCGGCACTTAATCGAGATGAAGTAACTCTCATGTGGCTGTCAAAATAATCACCGGAATATGGATAAGAATTTCCCGTCTTTATTAACGGAATGTTTAATGTTGTAGTCGTAGTTTCTAACGCCCCCCCCGCAATAGATGTAATTATTGATTGTTCTGGTAAAATAAAAAAACCTGTTTCATCATTTATTTTCCCTGCAAAGATTGGGTATTCAGGAACTCCAAATGCGTTTTTTTGAGTTCGGATTTCATGCCCTTTATTAATTATTTTAGTACCATTTATTTCTAAAAAAATCACAGCAGACTCATATTTAAGCCCTTGGTCTAGCCCATTACTAGGCTTCCAACTTTCGTTTTCCTCCACCCACTGATGACTTATTAATATATTTTTATCCGACAATACAATCACTATGGGAGCAAGTCTGGTATGCCACCATAATCCGAAAGTATTCCGAGCTATACCCTCTACTATCCGCCCTTCGTACTCTATTGCTTGCAAAGGGATTGACTGAATAATTCTGTCACCATCTAAAAGCCATATTTTTATTAAAAATTCCAGAATAGAAGATGATTTGTTTCTTCTTACATGGCTTACATTCACAATCATTTGCGATGTCACAACTGTCTTAAATCTGTAAGCACCGTTAATCTTGTTCATAACGTAATTATATCTTCTGAATTAAATGAAATATCGGTAATCATCATATTATAACCGATAGTAGATATTGGTGCAGTATAACCATAGGCAAAGGAAACCAGGGAATCCCCGTCTTTATCTACCGAATACAAAAACAAAATATTGGCTTCATTGTCTCCCGTCAATTGAACCCCTGTAGACAATTGAATAGATACCCACGGGGTTAACTCCGAGACTGTATTGAGAACTTGAATATTGGTGTAATCAACTGTTTTCACCGACTCAGAAATAACACCCGACAAAATATCACTGGACTTGCTCAATATAATCCCATCATCGTTTACTACAAACGACGCTAAAGATTGAGAGGAAACCCCAAAACCCGTAAACCAATCAACGTCCGAGCTAAACCACGTCATGCACTCCCTAGAGAAGCAATCCAAAGGGGGAGCCGTGGTAACATTCTGATCCTTTTTATCGTAATTAGAAACGGTTATAATCTCGTTTTGTTCCTCTCCAATTCTGAATAAAAACAATGATTTTGCTTTATTAACCTTATTTTTATCTATCTTAACCGAATCATTAAAGGAGACATAAACAGGCGACGATTCGGGTCGGGTATAGCCAAATGGTGACTTGATTGATATAGTCCCTATAGGTGCTTCTAAAAATTCGGCTTCAGTGTTGAGGCATAACCATTCCGAGTTGGTTGTTGAATGAAACATGGGGACAATCGTTGATATTCCCAGGCCATAACTAACATCTGAATCCCATTGCTTCTTAGCTACTAACTCCAAAAATTCCAGTGTTGGCAACATTGAAACCGAGCTAACATAATCAGTTGTCGTTGGCATTTCTCCCTCTGATCTCTCCAATAATATTCTAACACCCAAACCCATAAAACAAAAAGCCACCAAGCGAGAGCTAGGTAACTTTAAGAGAGAATCTTTCCACCAATATTATTATAACACGAAAACATTAACATAATCAGTCGTTGTTGGCATCGCGATCGCACTCCTCGTCTACGGGATAAAACACTATATACCCCTTTGAGTTTATTGTCACTTTACACTTGATTGTCTTCCCTTGGTTGTCGAGTAAATACCCTACAATCGACGGCGCAGCTATTTCCGTTGGTGCTGTTTCTGTTGTCATTCTATTTCCTCAATTCTTATCTAAATTTGTTCATGTTGATCTTTTCCACGCTTTTCTACAATCTTCAGAAGTGAACTTATACAGCGTTCCGTTGTCACGAGATGCCTCCCCTCCTTTGCTAGAAATCTCTCGACGTTTTTCTGGACTCATAGCAGCAAATCCATATTTCTTTTTCTTATTTTCTGGTTCCATAATTAATAAATTTAAATTAACATTATTTTAACACAAATATTTTATTATAAAAAAAAGTACCTGAGTTTGTAGAGCATCTCAGATACTTTTAAACAACCACACGCAAAAGGAGAAACAACAATGATTATACAACAACTTTGTCTGTTTGAAACACAACCATCATTAATTGATTCAAACGAAAATTATACCCCATCTGATTTGATTGATTTAGTCCATAAGTTTTATGGATTTCCTGAATTAGACCCTTTTAGCTGTGAACAAGCCAATCAAATTATTAAAGCTCAAAAGATATTTACAATTCAAGATGATGGATTCAAACAGAACTGGAGACAGGCTAAAACACTCTGGTTGAACCCTCCCTACAGCGCGGGATTTATTGAGAAGGTTGTTGATAAATTAATTGCAACATTGAACGAGACTGAAGCGGAAGCCTTCTTGTTAACCAACACCGACAACAGTACAGTTTGGTACAAAAAGGCTTTGAATCGGTGCGATCGCTTCTGCCTACCGTCAACTCGGTTAACATTTTATTCCCCAAAACGGGCAGTGGAAGGGAAGAAACAAAACCAAAACCGATTCTCCCAAACTCTATTTTATTTTGGATTGCAACCTCAAAGATTTGAGGAAATTTTTGAGGGCTGGGGAACTGTTTGTCAGACTTCTAAATGGTAAACATGGATTGACGTAATAAGAAGCACACTATATTCCAGGGTGCTTCTTATTAACTAAACTCTCAATATCTCCGCCTTAAATATTCAGCCAACAACAACGCCTCTGCCCTCCCGTGATGTTTTTCGAGTTTAAGATTGTTAGTTTCACCTGGAAACATCTGCAACGCCATCACCCTTGACGCTTTCTTATTCTTTCCTATTAGGCTGTAGTGTTTCTTCCACGCCTGGGGAGTAACAAACTCCATCGGGATTCCTAGCGCTGCAATAATCCCAAGCCAAATCCCAAACCCCATCCCAAAGTTAAAGGTACTCGACACCCCTTGCTTGGGCATTGCATGAACATTCTCAATAATTAGATGAGTATTGATGGTGATCATTTCCTTCAGTCCAGATGCCATTAATGTCGGGTTGGGGCGTATCTTTCCACTAATCTTAATAACTGGACAGTCGAGAAATTTAACCTCACCATTAGAAATCCTACACACTGCCCCCGTCGCTCCGGGGTCAATTCCAATAAATGTTTTGGTCATTATCCGTTGTTGTTTGTAAATAGTTGATAACAGATGGGCTATAGTCAGATATTAAAATTCTTTCAATTGCCCAACAGAAGTTGTATTTATCAATTTTTTCACCAAGTCTT